GATACTGAGCAAAGGCTATACTCATTCCATACTTGGCAAGACACATGAGTTTTAATGCTTCCGTTTCCTCTGATGTGGCTACCGTCATGCACATTATTCCTGCCCGTTGTAGATAGTTTCTCGCTTCATCTGCAAGACTACCTCCTATCCATTTCTTGTATATCTTGAGGTCTTTTTTCATCCTGTCATGCCTACCAAGAATCGGGCTATGGACAGCATTATTTATCTTACTCGTTGTCCCTATTGGTACGGTAGAATGGATGATGGTTAATGGTTGATTGAATAAGTCCTGATAATCCTGCACTATACTGACAAACTTGTCGTTGTATGGAATACAGATATTGATAATGTCATAATTAATCGGTATAGGGTTCTTACGGTCCTTGAGGTCGATACCGTCTACTGCGTAGTATTCGCTCAATATCTCAAACAATGGCCTTCCTGTTTCTCCTAACCCTATGACCGCACTTTTCAATTCCACACCCCCTTGGTTTGAGTTGTAATGTCTTCTAATCGTGCATACTTCTTAATCTCCTTTTCCGCTATCTTCTGCAATTTCTTTTTGAAGTTCTCAGGGTTCACCCGAACCTTGTAGAAGTCAATATCTGCCTTGTCCATCTTCGGTTTTTCCCTCTGTATCTTCCGTATGGTATGGACAAGCATCTTTCTAAGTTCAGGCACGTTGGTAAATCCCTGTATCCAGTAAGCTCCTGCATATTGCTGATTCGAGATGACCTGATTGCCACGGCACAGCGAATGGGTCACATTCGTCACCCTGTCGTCAAAGTGGACTGTTATCTCGCACGATAAGTCATTCACCCGTATCTCCTGATCGGGCATAGCTTTCTTTAGTTGGTCTGCTAAGTCATAGTCTGACACCGATATGGCAACCATCTTGTCGGTGCTTTCGTCTATCCTAACAGGCAGGAATGTTTCTTCCGGCTCAAGGTGAAGCCAACGTAACACTTCTGCGTCCCTTCGTGTCGTTACCCAATGGGTATTTATCCTCTTTAGCACCATGTCGATGTAGTACATGGCGGTATTCAGGTTCCATGAAGACATGAGAGAGTTGATGTCATATCCTGTCCAATGGATAATCTTATGCCCGTAGTGCTGGAAGAATACCCCTGTTGAACGCTGTATGCCTTCCTCATCACACATGAACCCGTAACAGTAGATAAGACGGTAGTTGTGAGGCTTCACCCCAGGATACAGCCTGAAGTCGCTATCTGTCAATTTTGCTATTTCAAGGGCAAGAGGAGAATCAAGTAAAGAGGTAACGCATATCGGCCTCTGAGGTATCCTATGTTTGTCCTGAACAGCTTTTCTCCTATCTATCCAATAGTTGCTTGAGTCCATAGAAAGACCGCCCTGCTTGGGCATTTCTGCATAATACAGGGGTTCTTTGATATAGAAGGCATCGGTATCTTTTGTGACGGACAACGCCCAATCCCAATCTATCAGGGACTTCAAATCCGTACTCCACCGCTTCCAGTATTTCCGCTTTACAGGGTTAGCACCGTCTATGAAGTTCTCACACTCAAGGTGATACCTGTCATACGGGTTGGAGTGGTAGATATTGGCAGGGTTTGGGTCTACCATCTTGTAGCCCGAATAGACCATGCCGTGTTTCGGGTTCTCGTCAAACGCTTCCATCCAGTTTCGCAAGGCTCCTGGCATGATATATAAATCAGAGGATAGGTGTGATATGACATCCCCTGTCGATACCGCAAAACCCTCGTTGTTTGCGTTACCCAAGTTGCCCTGTTCAAGCGAAAGGATACCCACCTTATCCCCGTACTTCTCTTGAACGGACTTGATGAGTTCATCCTTCGTTTCCCATTGTCCGTTAGGAACAAAGATAATCTCCCTGTTCTCGTAATCCTGGTCGAGAATGCTTTCAATGTTCCTGAATATAAACTCGTCACACTTATATCCAGGCACGATGAAACTGACTTTTACGTCATCCCTCATTAATTCCCCCTTACTCGCTTTAAATATCCCTTCACGTTAACCAAATTTCAATTCTCCCTCTGCGCCACGGCATCGTTGACACGCTCCAGGGTCATCCATGACAGGTTCATATCCGTAGGAGTATGCCTGTCCACATTCAGGGCATTTAGCGATCTGGATACCGCTTGCCCATTCAGAGATGTCTCTGTCCCTTGCTTTTTTAATATCGAACCATTCTTTTAGTGTTATATCTTGTACGCCCATAGTGTTTTAAGAAGGGGTGAGTTGCCCCACCCCTTAGTTTAACTACTTACCAACCGTAGAAGGTCTGCCGTTGACCACCCACAGGCAAGCACTATTGTTCAGCACTTTTGCCGTGTAGATGATTCTATAACCGACAGTTGAAATTAAGCTCAACGGGTCTGAAGTCGTATTCGGGCCAGGTGTCTTGATGAAGGTACGGATGCCTCCATCGAAATCCGTTACACCGTATGCGCCCTGTCCGAAGAAGAAGTTGAAGTATAGTCTGCCGTTACCGTAGGCTGACAACGCAGTCCTTTTGCCGTTGGCAGTACCACCAAACACACCAGAGGTTGTGAATAGAGGGGCTTCAGTCGAGGAGTAAATCTTGAATCCCTCGATAACGCCTTCAAACCCACGCTCCGGCTCGCCCTTTCTGCCTGTACCTTTTTCAAACGATGCCATTCCAGACTCTACATACTTCGTGTAGTCACGGAATGCAGACGTACCCCTTAACTGGTTCACCATATCGGGATGCATGATACATTTGTAGTACCCGTCAGCAAACCGTTTTGCGTGGCGAACCTTCAATTTCAGGGCGATTGTCCTGAAAATATCAGGTGTCCATGCAGTACCGCCAGCACCGCCAGCGAGTGCGGAGATGGTATGGTTTCTGGTTGATAGATCATTGATAGACCATGCGGGAGCCTGCAAGGAGGTTGAGGAAAGAGTCCTAAAGTATGTACCAGCAGAGAGGCATCCAGGTCTGTCACCAAGATAACCCGTCCCTGCCGAACACTGGAACTGTGCAGATGCGCTCGCCCGTTTCCAGAGCAAAAGTCTGGAGGTCATAAAATCAAGGCTGAGTGCGGAAGCATCAGCAAACAAGTCTATTGCGCCCTGCACTACGCTGTTGATAGAAACCATGTCAACATACGTTGTAATAACGGCATGGTCTCCTATCATGTAAAGTGATGCACTCACACGAACAGCAGAAATGCCCCGTGCTGTTCCGGCAGCAGATTCAGTGATAAGCCTTCCGTATGAAACTGGAGTCCATCTGTGCCAGTAAACGCTCTGTCCTTCATTTTTCGGGAGTGCTTTCTTCTCACCGAACTGATGGAACATAAGTTGAGGTTTCATCCTCTCAAGCATAGTCTTCTCGTAGTAAACGGGAATGAGATATGCCAATTTGTTACTTGCCGAAGTCAATGTAGCCATTGTAAATCTCTCCTATTAAAGACAGCTACCATCCAGCGTTCTTGGTAAATTTCAGACCAAGGGCTTGTGCCATCTGGTCGCTTGTCATGTTCTTGATGTCTTTCATAGAAGGCATTTCGGTAGGAGTAGAACCTTTTTTATTGCCAGACGGTATCTGCGCTTTCTGCTTCAACGTCTGTTTTTTTACTCCTTCGTCTATGCCCTTCTGTTTGGATTCAAGATACAGGTTGGCAAAGAAATCACGTTCAGCCATAGCAACCGATGTTTTATGATCGTATCCTTCATCTTTATATTCGTGGTATCCGTCCTTTATCGCCTCCCAATGGGGCAAGGACGCAGATATTTCACGTTCAAAAGTACGGTCAAATTTTCTCTGTTGCAGGCGTTCTTTTTCGGTAGTTTCAAGGATAGTCTTGGTAAACTGCATCAAAGTCCTTACTGGACTTTTCTGCAATTCTGCCACAAAGTCCTCGTCAATCTTAGAAAAATCTACTTCTCCAACTTGCCCCTTAGAGGTAAGTTCGGCTTCCTTTTCCTTGAGTTCACGAAGTTTTTCCTCGACACGATACCCTTTCTGAACATATTCCCTGATTTTCTCGGCAGGGACATCAATCTCTTTCCCCTTGTACTTGATCCTCAAAGGAGGTTCTGCCTGTTCTTCGGTTTCTGAAGCCTCTTTCGTTTCTTCTTTCGCTTCTGTCTGCTCGGAAGTTTCCTGAGTTTCTTCACTTGCCGTTTCCTGACTCTCTTCCTCCACGGGTGCAAGGACTTCTTCCTGTACTTCTTCCTGCACACCACCTTCTACCAACTGACTCGTTTGCTCCTCGATTTCCTTCAGAATATCTGAAGATGTCATTGTAGAGCTATCTGCCATAAATCACCTCGTATTATTATGTATTTTCGGGAACAAGTTTGTTTAATTCTTGCGCCCACCTTTGCCGTTCTGTTTCTGCCGTAACAAGTTTGTTCTTAATAGCCTTCAACGTCTGCCTCTTGCTACGGACGCTTGCAAAGAAATATTCTCTTGCCTGCGGATCCATTTTGTAAATGTCTGCCTTATCTTCATTGTCCAGAGTTTCGTCTATCGCCACATCAAGCCATGATAGGAAGAATTTGCCGGAAGCAGAATTAGCAAGAATAGCCCAACTGCGCCATTCCTCCGCTATGTTCCGTACTTCACGGATTGATTCATCATCTGTCTTTATGACTTTCTTTCGTGGCATTAGCCCAACATACCCCCTATTTCACCCATCAGGGCAGGATTCGGGCTTCCTTCAGGCATACGCATTTCACGCTCACCCAACGCTGGCTGCTGACCTCCACCCTGCATACCGCCTGTCAGCATCATCATCAACTGCTGCATCTGCTGTTCTTCGGGGCTGGCGAATAACTGCACGGTATCACGGATGCCAAAGTAGTCAAGGAGCCTTCCTAACCATTGGTCTGCCCGTGGTACGACAAACGGCAGAAATGCCTGATTGCCAAATACCAGCGTCATAGCCTCGATTAACTGCTTCCGTTCTATCTCTTTGGACATCTTGTACTGAGATACAGCCTTGAAGGTGAAATTTCCTTCGTAGTCTTCAGGCGTTGCCGTTATAGACTGACTTTCAGGCCAGTAGTAGAACCCGTTGGGGTCGGTCATAAACATTTTCTTGTACTTGACAATATCCCTGACCATATCCTCCACTGACATCATGGAAAGGAGAAGGTTGTATGTGTCTGCCCTTAATTCCCCTGCCTGTTTCATCCCGACATATTCTGTTGCGGTATCGCTTCCACCCGCTACATATTGACCGCGCATTTGAGGAAAAGCATTGGAATAGTTCTGAATATCCATCTCTATACGAGATTTACGCTGTAATGCTGCCGTAAGAATGTTCCAATCCACCTTCATAGGAGTTACACCGTTCACATCGTCCGTGAACAGAATACCTCCTGACTTGGCTATAATGGTTGACTTCTTGACATCTGCCCCTCGGCTGACAATCCACTGAGGATTCAGCATAAGGTTGACAGCATCGTTAAACTGGTTCTCGTTCTCATTTATTTCATCGAAAAGCCCCTTGCCTTCCTCTAAAATGGACATACCGTAGAACTCGTCATCTAAAGGAATAGGGGTGATAGCCTTGAACGGCAGAGAACCGAGGAAATTTTCACCATCATTACGGATAATGTTGCCTTCACCTGTCATAACGATAAAATCACGGTACGACCAATAGCGGGTTACTTTGACCAACTCAGAATATTTGTCGTTTTCCCTGCTCGGTATGGTTTTAAATGAACGGACAGTCTGTTCTTCGTTGGTATAGATTTCCCCTTCATGGATACGGATTTTGTTTATGTTCTTATAATTGGGATTGTTGGCATATCCTTTTAATATCCATGCCGGAACGTAATCTATGGCGATAATAAAAGCATCGGGGTCATCCATTTCGGTGATTGTCGGGTTTACCCATGTGTTAAACCAGTTCCGCACCTTGAAAATAGGCATTTCTCTGCCATTTACCGTTCCCCAAGGGTCAATTTCCAACCAACCGCAAGGATATTTGAACGCCTGCTTGTAGAGCTTGTATGCAAGGATAGGCCACTTTTGCAGATACAGGCACATATTCGCATCTTTCTCGACAATCTTGGCTTTCTGACGGCTCGCATCGTCTTCTTCCACCACTCTGACATAGGGAAGCATGGAGGCAAGCATCTGAATACACTTACCGAGGTAGGATTCCACGATAATGTAAGGCCACGGAAGGCAAATATTTGACAAATATGGATGAGAAGTCTCGTCAATATAGGCGCGATACAACTTCTCGTTCTCTATCGCCTGTTCTGCGTACTGCTCTCTCCCCCTGTCTGCCACGTTCCATCGTTCCTGAACCATAGCAACTGCCTGTTTGTCGGTCATATACCTGCTCTCCCGTAGAGTCTTGAACTTCTGCTCGCCCGTGGATGTGTGTAAGCTGCATCTGCCTGTTCTTCCCACACGGCATCGAGAAATTTGAAATTTGAATTATAGGCGTAAACATGGTTGATGCAGGTATCGTTACCCTCAACCTCCAACTGATCGCGGAGGGTTCCTTCGAGGTTCCCCTTGACGTATCTCTTAGCCCCCCATGTATCGAACTGCTCTATGTGAAGCTGGCAGGAGGGGTCAACGTACCATTCCCGGTGCTTCATCTTGTCGCAGAGGAACGTATGGGCAGAATCGAAAGAAGGATTACCTATCTCAAAGTAGATACCGAACCCACGGAACATCTGTATGATGGACTTCGGGACGTTCCCGCCTTCCTGTATCTGCTCTACCTGTGCTATCTTGTCGATAATCCACTTCTTGACACGGACGGTAAACCCTGGCTTTGTAAGGGTTGCCCGTATCGCTTGAGCTACCGTACCGACTATGTGGTCTTCTATGACGTTCTCCGCCCATGTGTACCAGACATTGTTAGGGTTCACCTGAATATAAGAAACGACAATGGGCTTGACAGGATGCCAGTCAACGATGACGGCAGTAACATTACCATTCGATACTTCGTAAGGTTTCTTTACATGGATGTCATAGGAGAAGGGTTCAAACACCCTGCCCTTGAAGGAGATGTCTTTACCGAACCTACGCATGTAGAGTTCCTGCTCGTTCATGGAACCAAGGACTTTCTTTCTCTGTTCCTCTGGCATAAAGGGGTTCTCAAGGGAATCAAACTCACCGATGAAATAGGACGGGTCTTTCTTCTGCCGTCTTATCTCTCCTGTCCATGATCCATAATCAGAGGTCATGCCTAAGAGGAAGATGCCTTTCTTCTTGATGATACGGGGTCTGCCTTCATTCCAGAACGACTTGGGGGGTTCTTCGTCCCATGCTATACCGTCCACCCTTGCGCCTTTCAGTTTACGGGCTTCCTGGTCGTGTCCGAACCACTTCACGGAGGAATCACCGATAGTCATAATTTTTGCTTTTCTCTGAAAGTTGTAGGTGTCCTTAGGTGTCCATTCGGTAAACGTCTGGACCAAGGCGGTATCGTCCTCCGTCTTTACATTGGACTCTGACGGCAGGTCAGGAGAGACTACCCACCAACTAAGCGGAGGTTTGGGACGGATTGTTTTGTTGAGCTTCGCCCCTGCCGGAAGGTCGCTTTCTGACTTTCCACACATTTCAATAGCCCGTTTCCAGGTGAGCTTTTGCAGGGGATGTATCCCAAGGCACTCCATAATAACCCATGCGGTTTCCCATACTGACTTCCCGAACTGGTTCCCAGCAAAGGCGCAGTAGAATATGGCATTCAAGAACCTCCAAAATATCTCAGGGTTTTCCCAGGGGTACGTCATCTGCCGCTGTCGAAGGTGAGCATAAGGAAAAACAATTTCCTCATCCCCTATCATCAGCTTCCACGGACGGCCTTCCTTACCTATGGGTAAACCTGTCTTGTCATCCCACGGCAATTCAAGGGACTCGGCATAGAAATAGATACGGTTAGCTTCATTCTCTGCCTTAATCTGCTCGATTATCTCAGGCAGGTTATCTCGTATCTGTTGTGCTGTGTTGTCCATTAAGCTCCTGCGGGCAATAAAAAACGGGACAATGTAAGTGGTATAGGCACCTACACTGCCCCGTTAATATTCTTGCGTCCCTTACGCCTGGCCGGACTTGGGGGAACCCGCTATGTTAGTTATGCTACTGCTCTCTGTTTCACCTCATAGTCTTTCATAACAATGCCACTATGGTCTTGCCCTCTTACATGAGGTTGCCACCAATACAAACCAGTTAGCTTCCCAAATAGGGGATGCTCAGGAGTATATTCCTTAAAATGACCACGACATAGATGAACTCTTACATGATAGTTTGGGTCTGTCTTTTCTCTGTATCCCTGCTTCTGTGGCGGTAAGGTTACGTTTAATACATGGTATGAAAATAATTCCTGCTTTCCTTTCTTACGCCTCTTGATATTCAGTTTTTCGGGAGGTTGAATTATTTCTGTTGTTATGTTTTTACAATTCAACAGTAAAAGAGCACTGTTTAAAATGGCAAGAGTTTCTATTGCGGTGTCCACTAACAGCTCTTCTCCGTGTTCGCTATTTATAAGATCATTAGCTCTTTGATGATTTGATATATATTCATAGGTAACATTAGCAATCATGTCTTTGGTTCCTACTTTATGGACTGTTTGCAACAACAGGTCGGGAGTCCACATCTTAGCTTTAAACCCATAACTAAATCTATATACATCCCATTCATCGTTTCTCTGTATTACCAGTATTCCTATCTTGGTTGTTAAATCAATTAAATCATCATCTTTCCATATTTCTGAAGAGGTGTTGCTCGCTTTAAACAAATCAAACCATGTACACTGATAGGGAAGATTCATATATTGATAATCACTAAATATTGGTTTTCCAGTTATACTTTTACACGTTTCCCTAAGTTGAAAGTATTCTCCTAAATGAAAACAATGAGCATTGTGAAGATGCTTTATAGAAAATTCTATAAAGCCATAAGAATCAACCATTTCAAAAGAATCATGATAGTCATAATAATTTTCTATCACCTGATGAGCAAACATTACTTACCTTTCGGTTTTCTTTTCTTTCCGCAGGGCATCCCCACCCTCCAAAGGATGCAATATCTCTTTCTGACAAAAGGCGCATCTGAGCCACGCCCTGCCATTCCTGAAGAATAACTGGTAATCGTGCTTACAGGCTCCCTCGTTTCTCATTTACGGCGACCTTTCTTCTTAGCAACTTCCTTTATCACATAATCAGCTTCAGGACGAGTGACAGCAAGAATAGGGTCTATTTCTTCCTTCCATGCCTTCTCTGCTTTAGCATATGGGTCTTGATTCAGCATATATTCCATAGTAGGAAGAACCACCTTTTCCTCCATCCTGCTGCACTCCGCTATCTGTATCCCTATCTCCTGCCCGTCAATGTCACAATAGTTCTTGACCGTCTTAAACTGAGGGCCGTTGGAGAAGGTGCGCTGGATAGCATGTTGGCAATCACTACAAATCATTGAATATACTCCCTTCCGACTTCCGTTATTTTCCCCGTAGCAAAGTCCACGTTGACCAGAGATGTAAATTCAGGATACGGGGGTATCTCCACTACCTCACCCATATGTTCCATGTAATAACTTTCTGGCAAAGGCAGTTCCCAATGTTCTCTTTTTTCAGCATCATCCACATGGGGGTTCTTCACCCACGATGAAGGATTAGTTAGGGAATAAACATTCGCTTTCCTTTTCTGGCGGGTTACACTTACCATCTTATGCAATTCAAGTAACTTGATAGCCCTCATTACACTTCTCTTGTTACACCCAATCCTCGCAGCAAGAGTATCAACAGAGGGAAAACATTCCTTGGTATCCTGGTTCATATACTCCTTTAGAAAGGAATATACCGTGAATCCCAAAGGACTAATCCTTGGTATTAAATCAAGGGCAGATGAATCTATTTGAATAAACTTACTCATAGTTGAGGTGACAAAAACGACACTATAACTATACTAAGATGTAATAGCCTACCCCCTATGTTGTGGAGGAGGTTAGGAGTCAATTTCAATGAGAGGGGGGAGGGGGTGGTGACGGCACTATTCGACAATTCTGTCGAAGTTAACATAATGTCTATTATCGTATCCTCATGTTTCACAAGCTCAATATACCTTGTATTATTCATACCTTATCATTGCTATCCATATTAGGTGTTATGTCTATTACCTGTTCCCTTCTCGATAACTGAGACAATACCATTGCTTGATCTATCAGCTTATTAATGTCAACTACCTGTTTTTGTTGGACAATATCAATTTTATCTGAAATACACTTGTTAATGATAACCTGAGCTGCCTGTAGCCTGACCTGA